GCATTTGATATTCGGGTCGAAGTATTCAAAAAAATACTGCAAGACATAGAGCGCAAGAAACAAAAAATGGAGCAAACATGAAAACTGAAGAAGACGAAGCCTTTGATGAACTTGCCCGCAGGCAGGGCGCATGGGGCGGTGGCTTTCAAGCCAAGCGCCAAGCGGCAATGGACAAAATCAATTCCCACTTTGATGCGGCGTACAAGAAGATGCACGAAGACCGCGCTATGTACGGCACATCGTGGTCACGGGATGGTGAGCGCATTGACCCAGCAAGTGTGTATCTTGAGCAGCCAGCGCACGATCCTGACGCCTTGACCATCGCATACCAAAGCGGTTACTACGACGGCAAGAAGGCTGCACTGGCCACGCGTGAGTGGAACTTCTGCGAACGCTGCGGCAAGCGCACAAAAGATATGTTCACCATCCACACCTGCACACCGCCACAGGGGGCCGCGTGAGGTTTGACTTGAACTACTTGGGTCCAAAAGACATCTGGTTTGTCACCGACGACTTTGGCAATCAGATTCGCTTCGTGCGAACCGCGAATACGCAGTTCTCGTACCCGGCGGTGGACAAGAAAATCTATGCTCAATTCATGTCGTGGGGCACCGTGGACGGGTGGGGTTCGCCCGTTGATTGGCAAGCCTACTACGGCCTTGTTGAGGATTACGCCAAACTGAAGGAAAAGACCCCATGATATGCCCCACCTGCAACGCGTGGACCCGCACGCTGGAGACGCGGGAGAAGCCCGGGCACACGACGTACCGCCGGTACGAGTGCGCCAACGGGCACGCCATCAAGACCTTGGAGTCGGTGATCGTTGTGCCTGTCCCGGTCACGAGGGCCGACGAGGTGCGCAACCTGATGCGCAAGGACTACCTCGGCGGCATGACCGCGTCCCACCTAGGGCTCTGCCTCGGCATGCCCACGCGCTTGGCTAGGGAAGTGTTCGTGAGGATGCGGGACGCCTACGTCAAGAGCTGGATCGTCGAGAAGGACAGGTGGGTGGGGGTGTGGGCCCTCGCCGAGGACATCGAAGACGTCCCACGCAACTGCCCGAAGCCAACAATGAAACCACCGAAAGTAAAACAATGAGCACCGAACTGAAGTCAGGGATAGAGCAGGCCGTGGCGGCCGCAGGGTCGCAGGCCAAGCTGGCCGACATGCTGGGCTGCACGCAGCAGAACGTGTCGTTCTGGGTGCGTCAGGGCTACGTGCCCGTGGAGCGCATCCGGGAGATCGAGCAGGCCACCGGCGTGCACCGGTCTATACTGATCGACCCTGCGCTTATAGACCTGCTGTCACCAGCGTCGGACCTATAATCGTTTCGGAACACGGCTAGGTGCGAAGTCATGAGCGCACCGAAAAGCGAACTACCCACGCAGCCGTTGTTCACTTTTTATTTGGGTACGTTTGGGTATAACAATGACACAGACAACGCCAGACCTGCCACCAATCGGGCAGGTATTCAAGCCGCAGCACATCCCGCAGCAGCTCAAGGACATGCGACGCTGGGCACCGTGGAAGGCCGTGTGGAACGAGATCCGGCAGAAGTACGACAAGATCCCCTACCACCCCGACCACTACGGCCTGAGCACCAAGGACGTCAAGCGCTGGGTTGACTTCGACACCGCCAACAGCTCCCAGCGGCTCAACCCCGGCAAGTACAAGGGCGTGGGCTTCGTGCTCACCGACATCACCGACGTGGTGGGCATCGACCTCGACGACTGCGTGGCAGACGGCAAGATCGCCGAGTGGGCTCAGGAGATCATCTCCGCCGTGGGCAGCTACACCGAGTTCAGCCCCAGCCGCAAGGGCATCCGCATACTGGCCACCGGCACCTTCCACACCGACTGGAACAACCACGACGTGGGCATCGAGGTCTACGCGGGCCACGCGCCGCGCTTCCTGACCATCACGGGCGACGTGTCCTACAACCGGCCCGCGCTCATGCGGGAGGCCCCCGCAGAGGTCCTGAGCGCCCTGCACAGCCGCTACGGCCGTGGCCGGACCACCGCCAACGTGATACCCATCCAGATGCCCGAGCTGATCCCCTACGTCCTGCTGGACGACGTGGAGGACATGGACATACCCGACGCCACCAAGGAGATACTGCTGCACGGCCCGGACGAGACCGATGACCGGTCGTTGGCCCTGCACCGCACCGGTGTGCAGCTCTACAGCGCGGGCTACAGCGACGCCGAGGTCCTGTCCATCATGGCCAACAGCCAGCCCCTGTTCGACGTGGCCCTGTCCCACCGCCGCATGGACGACGAGCGTGCCCTGCAGTACCTGTGGGTCGAGCATTGCCAGAAGGCCAAGCCCAAAGCCGTCACCAAGGACGCCACCATGGCCGACTTCCAAGACCTGAGCGCAGACCCCGAGGTGGCCGCCCAGACAAAAAAGTCCGAGGAGGCTAGGGCCAAGGCCGAGGACCGTTTCAAGCTGGAGACTGCGGCCGAGTTCGCCCAGCGCCGCAAGGCGTCGTGGATCGTCAAGGGCGTGGTGCCCATGGCCACGCTGGGCGTCATCTACGGCGCGTCGGGCTCGGGCAAGTCGTTCTGGCTGTTCGACCTGATGGCCGCCGTGGCCCGCGCGCAGGCCGTGAAGGACACCGCCAACGCCGTGCAGGCCCTGTGGCGTGGCAAGAAGATAAACCCCGCCCGCGTGTGCTGGATCGCCGCCGAGGGCGTGGAGGACATGCGCAAGCGCGTCTTGGGCTACTGCACCCACCAAGGCATACCGCTGGCCGACCTGCCCATGGAGTTCATCGGCGAGGCACCCAACTTCATGGAGGCAATCGACGTCAAGGCCGTGATCAAGCAGATACGCGCCCGGGGCAAGTTCGACGTGATCGTGATCGACACGCTGGCCCAAGTGATGGCGGGCGGAAATGAAAACTCAGGCGAGGACATGGGACAGGTGCTGGCCTACTGCCGCGAGATCACCCGGCTCACGGGCGCGATGGTCGTGCTGGTCCACCACAGCGGTAAGGACGAGTCCCGGGGGGCCCGGGGATGGTCCGGCCTTCGCGCCGCAGCCGACTTCGAGATGGAGATCATCCGCTCGGACAACGACCGCGTGGCCACGGTCACCAAGATGAAGGGCGGGGAAGACGGCGGCGAGTATGGGTTCAGGCTGGAGACCGTCACGGTCGGCAAGGACGACGACGGCGACGTCGAGACGACCTGCGTGGTGGTCTACACCGACAGCAGCAGGGCGTCTGTGGCCGTCACCAAGGGCCCAAGCGGGGCGCGGCACAAGCTGATCGTCAAGGAGGCCACGCGGCTCATCGAGCTGGCCGGGTCCGGCGTCACCTTCAGCGAGATCGTCGAGGTGGTCTGGCCGAAGTACCCACGGAACGACGAGAGCAAGCGCGACCAGCGAAAAACCAACGCCGGACGTGATCTGCGGGACGTCATTGCGGCTGGGCATTTGGTTCAAAACGACGACGGCGTGGTCAGTTTTCCGGTTGCGGGTGGCGTGTAAGTTTTTGCATGTTTGTAAAAAATAGCTTGCTTCATTGCTTCAAGATTGCTTCAGAAGCCTTCAGAAGCATGGCAGTTTGCTTCATTCGCTTCACCCCCCTTTAGGGGTGAAGCATGAAGCAGAAGCCTGAAGCCAATTTGGTAATTATTTACAAAAACTATGGTGGTGGGATTTACAATAGAAATATTTTACAAATAAACGCTTGTAACATCCAAAAAGCGGGTACACTTCAGGCATCGCAACAACGCGATGACACACAAACACACAGGAGTTAAAAATGGCAAAAGCAGCAAAGTTGGTGGTGGAGTTGAACGAAGGTTCCGTGGATCGTCTGGGCATGTTGTTGGCACAGATCGCTGATCTGACCAAAGAAGCCGAGGCAATCAAGGACGCGATCAAGCTGGCCGGTGAGTCCATGGAAGGCTCGTTCTTCAAGGCCACGCTGACCAAAGACGTCGACAAGAAAATCTTCGACAAGGAATTCTTCGTCCAGCAGCACGGTGAGGTCGCGTACGACGCCTACACCAAGAACATCCAAATCACTTCCGTCAAAGTCACTTCCCGCTAAACCCCTCGCCCCTTCGGGGGCATCTTTTGAAAGACCTCATCATGATTCGCTACGCATCCTCTTCCGCTCAGACCACCTTCCGCTCACAGAGCCCACTGAGCAACGACCAGATTGCCTACCACGCGCCCAGCGTTATGGCCGACGCCGCCCACCACTCCCGTGGTGAGCGCTACGCGTT